AGACGCCGACATGCAGGCCGGTAGCGCGGTCGACCCGAGGGACCTCCCGAGAGGTCCGTTCGAACAAAGGGCTACCGACCATGCCAGACGACCCGCAGACGCCCCTTTCCAATGGCGCGACCGCAGCTGAGCCGAAACGCTCGCTGCGGGAGATCGCCGAGGACGCCTATGACGAGGTGATCGACGCCTCTTCATCGCCCGAGGAGCCGCCGTCTGGACAGGACGGACAACCCAGGGATAATTTAGGCCGCTTCGCCTCGAAAGAGACGCAGCCGGGAGAAGCAGCGCAGGCGGAGCCTGCACCCAGCCCCGAAAGCCCAGACAAGACCCAGCCGCCACAGGTTCACCCAGCCCCCGAGGGGAGAAGCAGCGAACCGCCCGCGAACTGGAGCGCCGCCGATAGAGAGGCCTTTGGCAGACTGGCGCCGGAGGGGCAGGCCTTCCTGCTCAGACGGCACTCAGAGATGGAAGGCGACTACCAGCGGCGCGTGCAGGCCACCGCGCAAGCAGACAGTTTTGTGCGCCAGCTGGCGCCGATCTTTGGCGATCCCGTCATCTCGGGATCGCTGCAGCAGGCGGGCCTGGCCCCCACCGATGCGATCCGCGAATGGGCGGGCATGCATCGGCGGGCGATCAGCCCCAATCTGCAGGACAGGCTCAGCCTGGTCCAGGAGATCGCGCAGCGGTGCGGAATTGACCCAGCGGCGTTGGCCCCGAGCCGGTCGGGAGGACCAGGCCAGCTTTCCGAAGCTGACATGAAAGACCCGGCCATCCGTTATTTCGCCGATCATGTCGGCCAGACTTCGAACAGGGTGCAGGCTTTGGAAGGCCTCATCCAGCAGATGCAGCAGGCCTCGGCCCAGCAGGCCGAGCAGGAAGCCTTGAGGGTCACCCGGTGGGGAATCGACAGCTTTGCGGAAGAGAAGGGCGCCGACGGCAAACTGCTGCGGCCCGACTTCGACGCCGTGCTGCCGCAGATCATCGAGATGTTCCAGGCCAACCCTGGGCGCGACCTCCGCGAGGCCTACGAGACTGCGCGCTGGATGAACCCGGCAACCCGCGATCAGCTGATCGCCGCCCAACGCCAGAGCGTCGAGCGGCAGCAGGCCGATCAAAGGGCCAGGCAAGCGGTCAGGGGCAACGCCAGGGGACTGACCTCCCCGGTGACCAAGCCCTCCGAGCCGCAAGGCAAGCAGAGCCTGCGCGACGTGCTCGAAAGTACGGCTGACGAGGTCGGCTTCTAAGGGAATTTTTCCCCTCGGAGGCCACAATGGCTGAACCCACCGTCACCCAGCTGGTTGCGACCACGCTGAACAATTACCATCGGACCTTTGCAGATAACGTCAGTAATTCGAATGCCGTTACTGCACTTCTCAAGCAAAACGGAAGGACACGCATCATCGAAGGCGGCAAAGCGATCGCAACGCCGCTGACCTATGCCGAGGAAACCTTCGCCTGGTATAGCGGCACCGAGCTGCTGTCCAGGGCGGTCAAGGAAACCATATCGGAGGCCGACTACGCCCCCGCCAACGCGGTGGCCAGCGTCACGCTCAGCGGTCCCGACCTGGCCAAGAACCGGGGCCGCGAGCGCATCCTCAATCTGCTGGAAGGCAAAATGGACAATGCCGAAGCGACGATGGCCAACAACATCACCAAGGCCGTCTATGGAGACGGCTCGGTGGCCAAGTCATTTGCTGGCCTCAAAGCAATGGTTACTGATGCCGGTACAGGTATAGTTGGCGGTATTGACAGTACTACTTGGACCTTCTGGAAAAACCAGTTCCAGTCGATCGCCAGGGCGACCGGCCTGCAGTACCCGGCCCTCAAGGCGGGGCTGAACGCGCTGTGGCTGAAGCTGACACGCGGCACCGAGCATCCCGACCTGATCCTGCTCGACGCCGAAGTCTACGGCACCTTGGAAAGCGGCATGCAGGAAAACCAGCGTTATGCCGACGCAAGGTTGGGAGCCTTGGGCTTCGAAACTTTGAAGTATAAAACTGCCGCAGTAGTATATGACAGCGCCGCCACCGGATTGACTGGTGGCTATATGTTGAATACAAAGTATATGAAGTTCGAAATCTATTCTGGACGGAATTTCGAAGCACTTGATCTTCCCGATCAAAGTCCAGATATGGACGCTGTCACGAAGCATATTGCATTTATGGGGGCTCTTACTTTGAGTAACCGCTCCATGCAGGGAAGAATACTTCTAACTGGCACTTAATACTTGGTTCCGCCGGGCAGGTCCCTCTCCCGGCGGTCCCTTGGGAAGGACGGCGTTGTCGCCCCGATCGCGTCGTCCGACCCCGACCGGAGGAAGAACATGGACATCAATACCGACAGGCAAGGGCTGGCGCGTTTCGCGATGGACTATGTCCAGGACGGCGTCGGCGAGGACGGCTTGCCGCTCTACCGCGAGGAACTGACGATCTGGACCGGACGCCCGCCGCTGACCTGGATACAGCGCAAGGTCGAGGACGACGACTATGACAATTTCGCCGACGAATACCGGCTATTCCAGAAGCAGCAGGAGGCCAGGACGCACGCCGAGGGCTATCCGCTGGCGCTGTGGCCGGTGGTCAGCGCCGCTGACCTGGAAAACTGCGCCGCCAGGGACATCTTCACCGTCCAGCAGCTGGCCCAGCTGAAGGGCGACAAGCTGCCGCCAGCCATCCGCGAACTGGCCGAGCGGGCCCGCGCGATGATCAAGCTGCAGGGCCAGACCGGCAAATACGAAGCCATCATCAGCGGCCTGACCGCCGAGCGCGACCAGCTGGCCGAGCAGTTGAAGGAGGCGCACCAGCAACTGTCGGCGCGCGATGCGATGATCGACACCTTGAAGATGAAGGTGGCCTGAGATGGCGACCAAGCTGATCACCGTCCAGCAGGCCGTCAGCCAGGCAAGCCAGGAGATCGGCATTGCCCAGCGTCCGGTCAGCCAGGCGATCGGCTCGCTGGATCAGGACATCTCGCAGATGGTGGCGCTGTTGTCGGCGGTGGCCGACGAACTTTTGACCGACGATCCCTACCGGCAGGCGCTCGGCGACGGCTATTGGCTGCTGGCCCAGGACGGCACGCCGCGACAGGTGCCGCAGGCCGACACCGACCTCATCCTGTTCGACGGCAGGCTGGCGGTGAGCGGCCTCAAGTTCCGCTTCCTGCAGGCCAAGGGCCTCGAATTTGGCGAGCCGCACCGTGACTTCACGGTGAGGCTGAACAAGCTGGCGGTGGAGGCCAACCGGCGGGTCCTCGACCTCGATGCCGACGCGGAGCGCATCCAATGAGGCTGCTGCCCTCCCGCTACTTCCACCCGTCACAGCCGCTGGTCGTCAAGAAGGGCGGCGTCTCCAGGGTGTCGCACTTTGCAGCGCCGCTGAAGGGGCTAAACCTGTCGACGGCGCTGACGCCTGGCGATCCGCTGACGGCGCCGATCCTGACCAATTTCTATGTCGAGGAGGACAGGATCACCTGCCGCGCCGGGTTCCGCAAGGTCGCCACCATGCCAGGCCTGGCCCCGATCTGGCATCTGGTGCCGCATTACGGGGAACCGGAGCGGCTCTTGGCGGCGACCAACCACACGCTGTGCAACGCCGTCGACGGGACGCTGGTGCGGAGCGGCTTCACCTCCGACGACTGGCATTGGACCTCGTTCGCCAATTTGGCGCAGAAGAAATACACGGTCATGGTCAACGGCGCCGACGGCGTCTGGTCGTGGGACGGCGGCCTTGCGGCGGATGGCGCTGCGGTCAGCCTCGCGGCGGGCGCCATCTCCAAGGCCGATCCGGCGGTCGTCACCGTCACCGCAGGCGAGATCGGCAATTTCCACAACGGCATGGATGTCAGGATCGCGGGTGCGATTGGCGACTTCGCGGTCTGCAACGGCAACCACATCATCGCCTCGGTCGGCACCCCGCCCAACACCTTCACCCTGCCCGGCATCGACACCTCGGCGGCGACCGGCACCTCGGCGGCAGGCACCACCGCCACGCCGCTCGGCTCCTTCATCAAGGAGACGGTGACCGCGACGCCTGGCGAAAACTGGATCAATCCCGACCAGTTTCAGATCGTCGTTTCCCACATGAACCGGCTGTTTTTCGCCGACAACACCAACCTCGCCATCTACTATTTGCCGATCCAGCAGAAGACCGGCGAAGTCTCGGTGCTGCCGATGAACGCCATGTTCCGGCGCGGCGGCGCCATCAGGGCGCTGGCGACATGGTCGATCGACGGCGGCACCGGCATGGACGATATGCTGGTCTGCTTCTCGACCAATGGCGAGGCGGTGATCTGGCGCGGCCTCGATCCCGACGAAGATTTCACGATGGTCGGCATCTTCCGGTTCGACGCGCCGATGTCGAAGCACTGCGTGATCAACTACGGCGGCGACCTCTACGCGCTGATCCCGACCGGCGTGGTGCCGATGACGACGACGATCCGCTCGGAGACGGAAAACCTCGGCAAGGAAGACAAGTCGGTGATCAGCTACTTCCTGAAGATGGCGATCAACTACCGTGACCGGCA